ATACTGACACAGCAGTAGCCCGTGCATCTGCTGCTGTTCGTAAAGAACGTGATGCATTAATTGCAGCCACTGATTGGTGGGCTTTAGGAGACAGATCAATAACAGATGCACAAACTGCGTATAGACTTGCCTTACGTAATGTACCTGCACAGGCTGGTTTTCCTGACAGCATTACATGGCCGACTGCTCCCTGATGGAGGGCGAATGGCATCTTTCTAAATCAATCCCTGCAACATTTGTCCTGGCAATCGTAGGCCAGACTATAGCCTTGGTCTGGTTTGTTTCGGCGCTGAATAGCGACATACAAACAAACGCCCGTGAAATTGTACGTCACGAAAATCGACTAATAGCCCTTGAAAATATAGTTCAAAGCCAAGCCGTTACGATGGCCAGAATGGACGAGAATATTAAAGCTATTAGAGTTGCGGTAGAGAAAATGTCTCGGCGGTAGGCTAAATAACCCTTGCAATGCCCCCAGTTAAGGGTTACTATTAAGTATCCCCACATTTCAAATAGGTACATATGCAACTACAGAAAGCTGTCTTAGATAGTCTGTTCTTGTTTAACCAATCTCCTGACCACCGTTTATACACATTGGTTGAATTTAATAATTACTGCGTGTTCCCGATCCTCCATAACAAAGTCCGTATTTTCTATGAGAATGACAAACCTATAGGGTTAGTGACGTGGGCTTGGTTTTCTAATGATGAAGCCAAAAGGTTTCTGGATGAACGCTGGTGTCCTGGCGAGGACGTCTACAAACGGCAAGACGGTGATCAACTTTGGGCGATTGAGTTTATAGCCCCCTACTCACCATCTCGCAAGATTTTAAAGCGCATGATGCACGAAACTTATCAAGAGCATACTCATCATCTTGAAACAAACCCCCTACTACACTGGCGGAGATTATCCCGGCCAGACCAATTGCATAAAAGGAGGCTCTAAATGGGCGGAGGCGGCGGAGAGACTAGTAATGTTACCAACACGGGATTAGGTGACAGCCAGTACAACACACTTGCAGAAAATACGGCTAATATTAATACAAGTGTGGATACACTAAACAATACGACTAATACCGGCTTTAGCGATGTGAATGCTAATTTAACCGGCTTGGGTACGAATGTTGATAGCATTGGCACAAATGTTACTGCCCTTGGGACTGATGTCACCAGTGGCTTTAATAATGTTACCGGGCTTATGGATACATATAATACCGGCCTTAACACTCAGTTGGATAGTTTAAACACTGGTGTTGGGAATACTGCTACCGCTGTTGCAAACAACTCTGGTGTCCTCACCGGCCTGCAATCAGACATTTCTGGTGGCTTTGATGCCCAGGGTAACAGGTTTGATACTCTTGATGCTAGCGTAGGAAATGTCCAAGGCGCAGTGGACACAGGTGCTATCAATCAGGCCCAGGGCTTTGCTGATGCACAGACTGACCGCAATACACAATCCGGGGCTATGAACACAGCATTGACCACAGGCTTTGCCGACACTGGCGCAGCACTCAATACTGGTTTTAATACCGCATCTACTGAATTAACTGATGGCTTGGCTACAACACAAGCAAACGTGTTAGGTGGACAGACTGACCTTCAAGGAAGCTTAGACGGCATCACCGATGACGCAGCAACCTACGCAAATGCATCTTTAGAAAACCAAGCGGCTCTACAGACAGGTCAAGACGGCTTTGTGTCATCTTTTGATACATACACAGAACGCTACGGTGACGATACAACTCTTGCCAATCAAACACGCTCTGACATGCAGACTGCTAATGCAAATTCTGCTTTAAAACTTCGCTCTGCTCTTGGTAATTATGCAAACTCTTCTGCAAACCAGGTTGATAACGCAGCAAGCTCTTTGCAGAGATCCATAGCCACTGGCGTAGGTGAGCTTAGTGGCGGTCAAGTTGTTGCAGCTAGGGACATGGCTCGTATGGCCAGTAGCCGGACCAATGTTGCAGTGGCCATGCGGGAGAACTTCAATCAACTAGGTTACTCCTTCGATGACAATGGATCTTTGATCCCTAGAAGCATCGATCAGCAGGGCAACTCAATTACAAGATCATTAGATGCTCAAGGCAATCTAACCTTGCAGCGTTTCAACATAGGCGGCGAAGCCATAGGCCAACGGATATTGAACATGAGCGATATGCTTACTGCCCTGAACGCCTCTTCCAACGCATCCAACGCAAATATGGGCAACCTTACAGCCGCCTCAACCAGCACAGGCACGGGCTTCACTTCTCCGTATGCAACAACAGGATAAAACATGCACCCACAAGAAATTTCCCCAGCAGGCATTGCTTTAGTTAAACAGTTTGAAGGCCTTCATAAGTTAAAAGAAGATAATTGGGTACACGCATATAAATGTAGTGCTGGTGTTATTACTTGCGGATATGGCGCAACCAAAGGCGTTGGGTCTGATGCAAAGTGGACACGGGAATACTGCGAAGAGCGGCTGATTGAGGATCTTAAAGAACATGCTGAAGCAATCACTAAGTATGTAACTGTAAGTCTCACACAGGGCCAGTACGATGCTCTGGTGAGCTTTATATTTAATTTGGGCAAAGGTGCGTTTAAGAGCAGTACCTTGCTTAAAAAGCTCAACAAGGGCCTGTACGATGAAGTACCTGAACAGCTTATGCGCTGGAACAAGGCACGGGTTAGCGGCAAGCTAATTCCACTAAAAGGTCTGACACGCCGCCGGGCTGCTGAAGCTGCTTTGTTTAGTGCTGATGCTGCACTACCATCTGATACTGATGGTCCGGTAATGGCACAAAAACCTGACGTTCAAGCACCTAAATCATTAGCTAAGTCTAAGACTATGGCCGGTGCTGGTATCGCTGGTGCGGCAACAGCAATGAACGAAGTTGCTGGGCAGATCCAGGGCCTAGTGAGCTACGCACCGATGCTTAAAACGGTGTTCCTACTATGTGCAATTGGCGGCATAGCGTTGGCTGCTTATGCCCGTTTCAAAGACAGCAAAGAAGGCATCCGATAATGTTTATTTTCGGCAAGATTAAAACATATATCATAGCAGCATTAACAGTAGCTCTTCCTATTATCTATCTGATTGGAAAAGTTAAAGGCCACGCAGCCGAGAAGAACAAAGTGTTGAAGGATGACCTTCAGGCACAAAAGAAAACCACAAGGTTTTACAAGGCAATTTCTGAGCATGAAGAAGATACTATGCATGACCGCCCTAGTCTTATTAACAGGCTGCGGGGAAACGGTTTATAGAACTAAGCTGGAAGTCTACTGCCCACCAATCAAGCAGTACTCCCCTGAGTTCAACCAAAAATTAGCAGATGAAATAGACAGCCTGCCTGCTCAAAGCAGTGCAGTCGAAGAGGCTATGAAAAACTATATATATTTGCGGGACCGTATTCGTCTTTGCAACACAGAGAAGGATGCAATGTAATGGGTTTTTGGGCAGATAATTTTGGCGGTGGTAATAGCTTTACCGAGAGTGTGGCTAACGTCTTCACCGGAAGTGATGGTGCTTCATATGTTGGAGGGGAACTTCAGTACGACAAGGATCCTAATACCGTAGGCGGCGGCGGTGCTGTAGCGGTTAATCCTGATGGTGGATTTGGTGTAAATGAAGATGGCACGTCTGAGTACTCCGGTTCTGCGAACGATACAAATACTACAACTGCGGCTACTGCAAATATAGTAACAGGAGCAGCCCCAGAGGGCTTATCAAACGCACTAGGCTTTGTTAATCCTATTGGTATTATTGGCAAGCTTGCTGGCTGGGCCAACGGATTAGACCCAGAGACACAGATTGGGGAGATTATTGACGGCAAGCAGACATATACAAACGCTGAAGGTATGATGTACACCTACAACTTCCTGGGGCTTCCTTATGAGATTATTAATAAGGACGGTAAAATCCTTGATAAGCTTGCTCAAAAAGATGAGAACGGAAAAACTGGCTACGAGATAAAAGCTGAAGAGCAAAGAGTTCTAGGCAACAATAATGATGCCGATGCTATTATCCGAGAAGGACAAAACAATGCCCAGGCGTCATCGGGATCTGCTACCGCAGGAGGTGGTGGCACAGGCGGCGGTGGGGAGTATACCTCAAACCAAGTCCTGCAGATGGCACTTGACTCAGGCATGGCTTCCAGCAACGCCGACATACAAAAGATAATTGATGATCCTCAGAAATGGATGTCTGAAAACGGAGCGATGCTATCTGAGAAGCTTGCATCATTTAATCTTGATGCAGACACCACAGGCTCTAATTTAGACCCCAGTGACCCACGATACGAATTGGGCGATGACACAGGATTTACTCCAACCATTGCTGATCCTAATGCTGTAGCAATGGCCGAAAATGCAACTAATCCAGGTGCTGTTGGTTATGAAGCCAATACAACCGCAGGAAATCTTGGCACAGCAGCTACTACAGTTGACCCAGCCACTGGAGTGGTCCGACCCGAAAACCTAGTCACAGCGGAAGAGATCGATCTCATAGGCTCTGCCACAGGTACAAACGCTGATGGTACAGCTAACGTGGTGGGCGATGCCTTAAACGACTATGCTTCAATCAGTATTAGTACGATGATTGATACTAGCACTGTCGCAGGCAAACTTCTTGCTGATAAGTTAAAGCGTGAAGGGACGGACTTTGTAGATAGTAAAACTAGCATTCTATGGCAAATGAAGACCATAGCAGCAGAGTTTAAATCAGAAACAGGTGACCCGATTATCCCAGCTTGGGCGCAGGCTTTATCTCGTGACGTAGCCAAAACTATGGCGTTCTCCGGTATTACAGGTACTGCTGCAACTGCAGCGATGTCCAATGCCATAATGGAATCCATGCTTGGTGTGGCTGAGAAAGAGAGTACCTTTTACCAGACGCTAACCACAAAAAACCTCGACAATAAGCAGCAGTCTATCATCAACAAAGCAAACGTACTGTCAAAGTTTGAGGTAGCTAATCTAGATTCCCGTCAGGCAGCGGCGGTTCAGAACGCTAAAGCCTTTCTTGATATCGATATGCAGAACTTGACCAATGCACAGCAAGCTGAAGTTATTAATACGCAAGCGATGGTTGATGCTCTGTTTAATGATCAGTCAGCTATCAATGCTCAAAGGCTTTTTGGCGCAGAGCAGGCCAACGACATGGCGAAGTTCTATTCCAACTTAAATGCACAAGTTAATACACATAACTCTGAGCAGCTTAATGCCATGAAGCGTTTTAATGTTTCAGAAATCAACGATGCTAATGAGTATAATTCTAAGCTAGAGCAAAGCCGCCAAGAGTTTTACGCAGACATGCAATATAATTTGGATCTTGCAAACGCTAAGTGGCGTCAGTCTGTGGCAACTGCTAACAGCGAGATGGCGTTTGAGGCACATACAACAGACGTGCAAAACACTTTGGACCTCTCAACTGAAAGCATGACCCGCTTGTGGGATCGTGTAGATAACATTCTGGATTATGTCTTTAAAGGCTGGAATGCAGAAGCAGATCGTGACGCTAAGATCCTTGCTGCCACAATGGCGGCACAAGCGCAGTCATCTAGTGGCCCTAGTACAAGCAGTGGCATCATTAGTGGTCTGTTTACTCTTGGTGCTGCTTACATAACCGCAGGCTCTGATAAGAGAATGAAGTCCAATATTGAGTATGTAGATACGATCAACAGCATAAAATACTACACCTGGGAGTGGAACGATAAGGCAAAAGCTATTGGCTGGGAAAAGTACCCAACTGCTGGTGTCATTGCCCAGCAGGTCCAAAAAACACACCCCAAAGCAGTGACCGTAGGCCCTGATGGTTATCTGATGGTAAATTACGGAGAACTCCAATGAAATTTGAAGATGCAGTAAAGAAGTCCATTAAATCTTTTATGAATGGAAAAATCCCTATCGCTACAAATGAGCTTGGGGAAGAAGGCATCTTCCACACGCCTGACTATTTTGACGAACTAGAAGAAAATATGCTGGGTGAAGATAAGAAAAAGGAAACAGCCGATGCAGAAGCTTGAGGCTCCTATAGCAGGCGCTAACTACGCCGCCGATACACGCAATTACCCTTGGCACAGGCCACCAGATATCACTGAATATGACGAGGGTGTGGATTACCTGATCACAAAGATGCAGGAAGCAGAGGAGCTAGAACTAGTCTACGCACTTTTGAATATAGACTCCACTGTAGTGACGGTAGTAGCCAGCGTTTTGATGCAAGGTGTAGCACGAGGGAAGTTTTCAATAGACTTAGCCATCCTGATGGCCGGACCTATCGCTCGGTATGTAGGCATATTAGCTGATGAAGCTGAAATTAAGTACGACATGGGCGTGTCAGACGCCAATCGCATAAAGATCACCCCTACCACGCTCAAGATGGCGCTGGGCATCGTAGACACTAATGATGAAGCCCTGCCCCCAGAAGAGCCTGAAGTATTACCAGAGCAGCCGCAAAAGAGCGGTGGTCTAATGGGCCGTCCTGCTGGTGAAGAAATAGTTTCAGCCAATGCCGATGAACAAGCAGCAATGCTGGGCAATATTGATGAGCCTGAAATGGCTGATGTAATTGAAGAGGAGGTTGCTGATGAGTTGGCGTAATACACAGGCAGCAGTTCAATCAGGCAAACTCAGTTTTGCTGGAAAGCAAGACTTAGGTATTGGTCAGGCGTTTGCTGACGCATCGATGATCGTTGCGAAGGGAATGATACAAAAATCTCGTGATGCCAAAGAGGAAGAAAAGCTACGGCTAAAAGAGGAAAAGGCAGAGCGGAAAAGGATAGCTGCTGCTACCTCTGCTCAAGAGACAAGAGACAAAAAGATGAAAGCTAATGCCATTATATTGGCTGAACGCTTCTCTGGGGATACCAGTAATATAAAAGCAGTAGATTACTTTTACAGCCAATTGTCGCTATATGACGGTAACGTTGGTAGTGTAGAAGCCACCGCAATGCAAATGGTTAAAGACAATAATCTCAAATTTACCGAAAGCACTTCAGAGACACTCCCATTTCAAGGGCCTAATGTCCCTGCGGATGCTAAAATTTCAGACTTTGGTGCAGGGTTTAATTCACCTAGTGAGCAAAGCGATGATGATACTGACTCAGAAAAACGTAATCGTTTAAGGCAGATAGAACTTGGGTTTGGGAATAGTACTTTTAACACTATTGATGATAAACCCATAAGACTGAGCGATCTAAAAAGGTTTTCTGAAAGTAAAAATGAGTTAAACAAAACCCAGGCCATCCAAATGCAAGAGATGTTTGGCGACCTAGAAGGTGGTACAACTTTGCCAGAAGATGGTGAGGTTGTTACCCCAGGTGACGTTACACTTACTCCATACG